ACCTCGTCAACGTCGTCCTCTGGGACGGCGACACCGCGAAGTGGCAACCGCCCGCCGGAACATCCGCCGTCCGCTTGGCCGACATCGACCTCGCCACACTTCCGCCCGCACCCGCACCGGAAGCCGAACCGATCACCGCCGAAGAACACCTCCGCAGTGTCGGCCTCGCAGGCGACCGCCAGCCCACACTTTTGTATCTGCGCCAAAGCCTCACCACCGCAGGCAAAACATGCGCCGAGCTGGATGCCGTCGAGGCCTACTTGCAGCAGATCCTCACCATGTTCGCCGCCAATCCGGCGCCGCGTAACGACTGGCCGAATCCCAGCGTCACCTTTGAAGCCGCCGTGCAGTCGGCCATGAACGCACTCAACAGCTAATGCGCACAGTAACTCTACAATCTATCCTCCTCCGCGCATGGCAACGTGTCGGCAACGACGCCAGCACCATCGACGCCATCCCATCCGGCGCAAGAACCATGATGGTCGCCGCCGCCAACGAACGCATAGCCGACTGCTGGGAATGGGCGGACTGGCCAGAGCTTATGCGCGTCGAAGAACGCACCGTCGAAGGCGACGAGACGACCGGCTACTTCATCCCCTACGAGCAAACCGGCGAGACCGCCATGGGCGAAGTCTTCGCCGTCCTCCGCGACAATCCTGCGACCCACGTTGCTCCCCGCGCCATCGGCTACACGCTCCTCGGCGACAACGTCCGCTTCCCGCAGAGCACCGATTTGCCAGATACCGTCTGGGTCAACTACCGCATCCGCCCGACCGAATACAGCGCCAGCAACCTCACCGCGACAGTGCCCGCCGTCATCGCAAAAGCAGTCGCACTCATGCTGACCTCCGATCTCCTCACCGAAGACGGCCAGCTCGACAAAGCACTCGCCATGGAACAGATGGCCGAGTCCGAGCTGATCTCGCAGCGCGACAAATATTATTTCCAACAGGGCCAACCCTCCATGTGGACCGCCCGCGTCAACCAATACTAAATTATGCACCCTAACGTAAGAACAACCAACCGCACGTCCGGCAGCCAATTCATCGGCGACACCAACACCGTCACCGCTGACATCGTCTCCATCGACGTGATGACCGATACAAAGTTCCACACGCTGACCGGCAACCTCACCGGCGCCGCGAACGCCACCGAGGCCAGCGCCGCGCTCATCAAGGCTGGCACGACCCTCGACGGCTTCTTCAGCGCCATCAAGCTGCACAGCGGCACGGTCATCGCCTACCGCAAGTAAATCCATTGAGGAGCCGCACGATGAGCTTGCAGTATTTTCATCATAACTTCAGCACGACCGAAAAAGGCATCATCGGCACCGCCACATCCCTCGGCTCCTCGGCCATTTCTATGTTCAGCCATGTGGAGACTGCACTTCGCATTGGCGGACTATGTGTCGGCCTCGCGGTCGGCATCGTCACCTTAATTTCGGTCCTTCACGACCTACGCAAAAAGCAGAAGCAAAAATAATATGAGAAACTGGAAAACAACCCTGCTCGGCATCCTCACCATCATTGCCTCGCTCTCGAGCGCTGGCCGCGAGTTCTTGGCCAACGGCAGTGTGCCCGACCTCGGCCTCATCGCCGCGAGCCTGCTCGCCGGTTGGGGCTTGATCGTCGCCAAGGACAATAACGCGAGACTCTGACTCCATGAGCCACGCCCGCGCCACAAAACTCATTGCAGTTGCGATCCTCGCCGTGAGCTGGGCTGTCGCTGCGGCTGGCTGCGTCACGGTCGGCTATGACTTTGTGAAGCAGCAAGCCACCGTCACAGTCAACCCGCCGCCTAAAGGCCACGCGAAGTAACCATGTGGAAGTGGATCAGGAATCTGTTTGGCAAGAAGTCCGCGACTGGCCCAGCGCCAGCCTCGCCGAGCTTGCCATTCGCATCCACAACCAGCTCCACACCCGCAGTCAGCAAGGCTTACGACGAGCGCAGGCTGAACACCCCGAACAAAAGCGGCCGCCCCATCACCCCGACCATGATCGTGTTGCACCACACTAGCGGGAGCTATAACGGCAGCGTCTCTTGGTGCATGAACCCCGCCAGCAAAGTGTCCTACCACGTCATCATCGCCAGAAACGGCAACCGCACCGTCCTCGCCGACGACACGGCCCGCTGCTGGCATGCAGGTATCAGCTCATGGCAGGGCGTTCCAGACTGCAACAGCTACAGCCTCGGCGTGGCGTGGGACGGCGACACCTACAGCGACCCGCTCGGTGAAGCGGCGATGGAGTCCGCCATCCAATACATCATCCCGCGCATGAAGAAGTGGCACATCCCGATGTCCCGCATCGTCACGCACCAGCAAATCGCCCCAACTCGCAAAAACGACATCAGCCCCGCCGACGCGGCAAGATTCAAGGCCCGCCTAAAAGCCGCCCTCAACTAACCCCGCCAACTGCCAACTGCTAACTGCCAACTTCCAATCCTATGGCCAAAACAATCGACCAACTCACCGCCCTCGCCGCCACGCCGGATGACTCGGCAGACACTTTGCTTATTTCTGACGCGGGCGTGACCAAGAAAATCACGGCCGGCAACCTCAAGGGTGACTGCATCCGCGCCCAGAAAAACAATGCGCTGGATTCCTCAAGCGGCACTAAGATAGGAACCAACGCCAACCAGCTCCTTGGATTCTGGAACGCAACGCCGGTCGATCAACCGGCCGTCACCGCCGATTTGCTCGACAGCTTGCAGGAGGTCGGCCTTATTGCCTCCGGCGCAGGCGCCACGCCGCTGAATCTATCCGCAGGCGCCCTGACGTGCGGCCCTATTGCGGCCGGTGCGGGCAGTGTTATCGGCGGCAACACCTCAACGGATGCGCTGCGGATTACGCAAGAGGGCGCTGGCAATGCTCTTGTGGTTGAAGACTCGGCGAATCCTGATTCGACGCCATTAGTCATCAACAATGTTGGCCAGATTATTTCTGGGGCGACTACGGCTTTTCACTCCACAGCAGGCATTCAGCTTGCATCAGACTCCGGAAACGCGCCGAGCAGCAATATGGCGTTACGCAGGCATCAAGGAGACACCGCCGAGGCCAACAGTGTTGTTATTTTGGGCAGATCAAGAGGAACTGCCGCCGCTCCACAATCAACTCAGTCAGGCGACGCGATTGGTGGAATTGCCTTTCAATTATACAACGGAACGAGTTTTGCGAACGCAGCGGCGATAAATGGGCGGTGTGACGGAACGCCAAATTCTGATTCACCCGGCGCATTGACGTTTAGCACAACGCCCTCTGGATCTACATCGATTGTCGAACGCATGAGAATCGACAATGTTGGTAATGTCGGCATCGGCGGCACCGCAGACGCAGACGCCATCCTCGATCTGCAAAGCACGACTAAAGGCTTCCTGCCTCCGCGCATGACGGGCGCCCAGCGAGACGCCATATCCACACCACCGGCCGGTCTCATGGTCTACAACACGACGACCAACAAGCTCAATTTCTACAACGGCTCCGCGTGGGAGGCTGTCACTAGCTCTTAACGCATGGCCCTCGACTCACAGACTGTCCGCGACGGCGACGCAGGATTCATCGGCTACGCCAGCCGGTTGAATCCCGTGACGCTGCCCGCTGGCATTTTGCAAGTGAGCGAGAATATGCGCCTCGACCGAGGCGTGGCCGTGACGCGAAAGGGCGCCAAGCGCATGGCCGACGAGATCAATGCGGGGCAGGTGCCGCTGACCGTGCCGTTCGTTCTTAGTCCATCGCCCGACGCCCCGATTGTCCGCTCGTCGTATAGTGGCGGCGTCTTCACCAGTGCCGTCATGCGGTCGCCCGACGACACCAATAGCATGGAGGTCATCGTCTTGGCTGGAGGCGACAAGGCGTGGACGTATTTGAGCGATGACCGCATCTTCAGCTCGGCCGCTTGGTCTCGCGGCATTGTCGGCGTGGACGAGGACGGCAACAACATTGCTGAGAATGATTTGGTCACTGGCGACAACGAGACAATCATCGTCAGCACATTGCCAACGGTCTTGAGCTATCCGACAAGCCCCGACGAGATCATCGAGGACACCGACAACGTCGAAATGGTGCAGGCATTTGACCGGATGTATTTGCTGCGAGAGGCGGACACCACGCTGCCGGGATGGGAAACGCAGTATACCAATGCCTCGGGAATTACGGTGAGCACGACCACGGCGACCGTGAATGTCACCGGCCATGGATACACCGCTGGCATGCGCGTGCGCATCGAAGGGGCGGCAAAAGAGGCGTTCAACGGCCACGAATACGATGTGGCCACTGCATCCACGGACTCCTTCACCATTACGGTTCCGAGCGGGGTGGTCGATACCGGCTGCAATGTGGCGGGCATTCGCGTCCGCCGCGTGAAGCCCCCTCTTTACTGGAGTGGCGATCCCGCCACCGGATTCGTCCGCACCACGGCGGGCATCCCTGATGTTGGCATTACCTACCGGCGCATGCGCTCGGCGCCATGGGCGCACTACATCAACAACCGCCTCATCGTGCCGGATGGACGGCAGAATCTGATGCTGTCCGATATCTTAGATCCCGACACTTTTGACGTATACTGGCAATCATTCCGCATCGGCGTGGGCGGCAGCGACCGCGTTATCGCCGTGCATCCTTGGGTGGATGGCACGTTCTTGGTATTCTGCCGCAAGAGCATCTGGCTTGCCGAGGTCAACCAGTTTGCCAGCACGGACGGCGGCGACTTTTCCATCGACACACCAGTCAGCAAGCTCACCATGCTGACCGACGAGATCGGCTGCTCGGCGCGGCGCAGCATTCAGACGGCGGGCAACTTTGTCTACTTCCTATCGGATTCCGGCGTTCACCGCCTCGACGCCAAACTGGACCTCAAACTGCGCGGCGACACCAAACCTCTCAGCGATTCGATCAGCGACGACTTTGACCGCATCAATGCCACGCTGGCCTACAAGTCGGTCGGTCTTTACCACAACAATCGTTACTACATCGCGGTCCCGCTGGTAGGTGATCCCGGCGTGACCACCATGTTTGTCTACAGTCAGCTCAACGAGCAGTGGGAAAGCAAAGACCTCATGGGCTTTGGGGTTGAAAACTTTACCGTGGCAGACTCCGGTGGTCAGCGCCGCGTCTTTGTCAGCAATCGTGCTGGCAAGCTGATGATGCTTGAAGAGCTGGAAGAAGGCGACCAGATGCCTAACGAAGCGGCCAATGTGATTGAGCCGGTGCCGGGGCGCATTCGCACGCGCCGTTACGGCTTTGGCAACATGCACAACAAGCGTTTCCTGCGATCACTAGCCGACGTTTATCTGCCAAACCAAGCATCCGTCACCGTCCGCGCTGCCACGGTCAACCCCGACACGCTGACAACCTTGGTGCCCGGCCAGACCAACACCTCCGGCCTTGCCGAAGACTACACCTTAAAGAACCCAATTCGCAGCAAGGCGCATTACGTCGAGCTGGAATTTGAAACCACGGCCAACCGGCCAGAAATCCGCAACGTCTCCGTTGAGGGCACCGCCTCTGGCCTGCCCAACACTGAGACCAGACACGCAGCATAATTATGGCACAAGCAACGACAGGATACTCATGGACATCTGGTGAAATCGTCACACCGGCCAAGCTCAATCAGATGGTCAACTCATCGACCATCACCAACATCCAAGCCGCTGACCTTGCGGACGGCGCGGTGATCCAAGCAAAGATCGGAACCATCACGGCGACTGGCGGCACGGCCGCTCGCTCTCTTGCGGATCGCTTCGCCGATGTGGTCAACGCAAAGGATTTTGGTGCCGTGGGCGACGGCGTGGCAAACGACGCCCCAGCCATTCAAGCGGCCGTTACATTTTGCTCTGAGAACAAGAGGCCGCTTTATGTTCCTAATGGCACTTACCGGCTGGCAACCAGAGTTCAGCTAAACAACACAGCAGCCCCTTATGTCAACATGATGGGCGCCGGGACCAACGAGACAATCTTTACCGTGAACGGCGCGGAAAACAGTTCTGGTGCGTTTTACTTTTACAAAAACGGCTCGCAACTGTCGGCCAAAATCTCTGACATTAGTATCCGTGCTATCGCCCAAAGCGGAAGCTGCGGCACGGCCCTGCACATCGAGGAAAATCAAGGGGGGGCGGCATCGACTGAAAGCGTTAGTTTACAAAACATTTTCATAACCAGCCCTGACATCGTGACCAGCACAGGCGGGGTCAACGACATTGCTACTCCCGCATATTGGACTCGCGGCGTTGTCGTGAAAAACTCGCCGCGCCCAGTGCTGACGAACGTGGTTGTCGGCAATCCGTCGCAACGGTTTGCGCCCGAGCCGGACGACACAGATGTGGAAATTTCGCAGAACGAAGATGCCACAAACTCAAAGTTCGGAGTCTTGTTCAAAGACGACTCTGCTGACTACTTGGGGAATTACGGCATCGACGTTTCTGACTGCTACAGCCCGCTGCTCGATTCTTGCATGGCGCGTCATTACAAGGTCGGCTTTTATGCGTTTTCGGACGCAAGGCGTGTAGAGGGAGGGCGGTTCATCAACTGCGTGGCCGTTGCTGTCAAGGACGGCATCCGCATCGACGCTGCCACGGCTAGAGGCGTTGAGCCTTCCCTGAGCATTTTGGGTGGCCACATGAACTACCGCGACAACGGGGTCTATGTCCGCAAGAGGAAGCAAATATACATTGAGCGAATCCTTTTCTATCACAGCAATCCCTTTCAAGGAGATGCCAACTATGGGCAGAGGGCGGAAGACTCCGAGGGAACTGCCTACGACATTCGACTTGAGCAGTGCCACGACGCAAAGATTCTCAACAACAGGATGGAACGCAGCTCAACGAGCAACCGCAACGGCATTCGCCTAACAAACTGGGACGCTGGTGGAGGCCGTCAGCCAGACTTGCGCGTCCTTGGCAACTCGTTCGACGGAAGGTTTTCGGCGGGCGTTCGGCTTGATGGAGTGCCGAGCAAGGAACAATTCGTGGAGCCGGAAGTCGGAATCAACTTTTGGGGGTTCGGGGTAGAGGAGCAAATTAGGTTTGGCTCGGCTGCTTCTGGCATCAAGCGCGCCCCGTATGTGGCACAGCTTATGACAGACCGCTTCACGCCGGTTGTTGTAAGTGGGTCAATGGTCAATCTTGACGATGTCAGTCCGGCTCAGTGTTTCTTTAGTCGCATTGGAAACACCGTGTCGGCCTTTGGCCGATTTAATATCAATCCTACGGCAACCGGAACGGCCTGCCAGTTTGACATTGAGGCTCCGATTCTGCTGACGTTTCCGATTCGGGACTTGGTTGCGGGTTCAGCCTACACAATCCTGTTTGTTGGCGGCTCGGACTTCACAACGGTCGGCGCTGCGGACAACAACGTCGGCACCGTCTTCACGGCCACCGGCCCGAACACCACCCAATTCGGCGGTGGCGGTCTGGCCACCAGAAACACGTCGCTTCTAAGTGTCGATGACGGAGCCGGATTCATCGTTCACTGCGGAAGCGGATCGTCGCCCACAAACGCTTTCGGCCAAGTGTTCCCCAATGGTTCAGGGAAAATACGGTTCCGGTTTTTGCCGCACGGAACGGCGTCGACCTTCTACTACTTCAACTTTTCTTACGAACTGAAGTAATGCCCCTGCATGATAACCCCATGGGAACGCGCAAAACACTGGTGGGACGAGCACTCGCCGCAAGACTTCTGGGAAGCGGTCGGCGAGCATCTGTCGGCGGGCTATGTGTGGAACTCGCCGGAATGCTTCATGCTGGCTCGCGCTGTGCGGTGGAACGCGGAGGAGCAAAACTTTGAACTTGGGCCGAGCAACTGCTGGTTCGTCACTTTGGCTGCTGGCGCTGCTGGCACAAACCCTGTGCGGGAGTGCCTTCGCGTGGCGCCGCATCCGCAGACCTTTGTGGCTTGGTGCCGCAGGGGGAGCTTTGAGCCGCGAGTATATTCGTGGGAACAACTAACTAAGAAAGTAAGGAGATAACATTATGGGAGGAGGAGGACCATCATTCAGCGCGGCACCCGTGCCGCCACCGCCAGCACCGATTGATTACGACAAGATGGCCAACGCATCGATTCGCGTGGCCAAGGCACAGAGCGCCGAGCAGGAGGCGATGATAAAGCGGCTGTATCCCGAATACACCAAGCTGCAATTTGACACCGCTGACCAGCTCGCTGGCAAGTTAGACAACGAATACCTCGCCCGCACACGCGGTGTGGTCGGCGAGGAGCTGCGAGCAGCGTCCGCTCCCAGTGCCATCGAGGCCGAGCTGCAAAAACGCGGACTTGGCGACCTGCGTGCCGGTCCAACGGCCATCCAGCGGCAACTGCGCGATGACGCCCAAAGAGACTTGGCCGCTGGCGCGACTGCCATTGAGTCGAAGCTCCTGACGGACGCGGAACGCGAGTTGGCACTCGGACGCTCGCTGTCGGCCGAAGAGATGCGAGACGCTACGCAGTCGGCTCGCGGCGCATTTGCTGCGAGAGGGTTGGCAACCGGCCTTGGCAGCACCGCCGCCGAAATCCTCAATCGTGACTCCTTCGGCCGCCAACGCGAAGCGGAGCGCCGCCAGTTCGCCGTTGGCGCGGAGCAGTATGCTCGCCAAGGCACGATGGCGCGCAGGGGCGCGGCTCAAGATGCCGAGCAGTATTTCCTTGGGACCGAAGATGCCCGCCGTGGATTTGCTGCTGGCGTCAATCAGATGGACCTTGCGCGCAGACAGCGGCGGGTTGGATTGGCTGGGGCTTATGGCGACCTTGATCCGTTCCGGCAGGCTATTGGGCCAGCGTTTGGACTGGGGCAGAGCACGCTTTCAACCACGACCGGACAGGTGGGGAATATTTTTGGTGGGTCATTGCAACAGGCGGGCAACGTGGCCAGCTTCAACACGAATATGGGCATGAGCCTGAGAAATTCTGCGCTTAACAATAATGCCGCCATGCAGGCGGCGGCGATGCAGTCAGGCGCCATGGGGCAGTCGGGGATGATGGGAATGATGGGCGGGATTGGCGGCGGATTGCTCACCGGCGCCGGGTTGGCGCTCTAATATGGACAAACTTGTCGCAGACACTTGCCGCAAGGCGGAACGCTGGCTCAATGAGTTCAGCGCCCCGTGCGTGCTATGGAGCGGCGGCAAGGACAGCAACGCCATGCTGCATATTCTGCTGCACAAGGTCGGCGTGAAGCTGCCATGCGTGCAATACCGCGACCCTTGGTTCCGTGACCGCTATGAACTGGCGGACGCACTGACCCGCGCATGGGATCTCGACGTGCATGACTACCCGCCCAGCCGAGTCGCCCTGACTGACGGGACATCGCCGGACGGCAAACATCAGATCGACTTCTTGAAGTATCAGCAATGGGGGCAGCAGACGGCGCTCATCATCTCGATAGGCTCGCAGCCCCCGGTTGATGGCAAACCTTGGCGGTGCGGAATGGATGCGTTGCAGCGTCCGCTTGGCACCTTTGCTTGGCCGTGGGATGCCTGTTTCCATGGGCAAAAGTCGGCGGACGTTGACCCGATCAAGGGCCAGTTGCCGTTGGCTATGGATGTGCGCCGCACGCCGGATGCGCCCGACCAGCTTTTCCTCTTGCGCGATTGGAGCGATGAGGACGTGTGGAATTACCTAGAGGCAGAGGGTGTGCCGAATGACGAGACCCGCTACGGCAAGGACAGCGATGGCCGCTGGCATCACCTCGCCGACCGCTCGCACAATGCGGATTATCTGCATGTCTGCACGGCTTGCATGAGTCGCAAGACACCGGCCACGGTCTGGTGCCCGAAAGTGCGGGCCGAGGTGAACAATGTGTCCACCTATCTGCCCTACGAGGATCACGCGATTCCCGAGCAGGGCTTTGCGCACAAGTCAGAGGATGTGGCCGGTCGCCCCATCGCAAGAATCACAGACGGCCGCGTGG